ACACCAGGCTTAAATCTAAACTCTCTAGTTTGTGGTGGTATATCATCTCCCGATGTTAAATGTGGCCTAACAAACCCCCATGTTCCAATATCAGTTGTATAATCTCTATTACTGTATAAAATATGAGGCGAATCTGTACTATCTAATTTTGCACCTTTAAATTGTAATGCATATGAAAATCTATCTTCTATTAATAATGGAACATCTTCAGCAACCTTAGGACCTCCATATTCTCTAATACTTAATAAAGTCTGAGGGATACCATATGTATTCATTAACGCTTTAACCGACCTCGCAGTACCCTTTGTTTTAAGTAAGAAAGGTAAATTATTAACTATTCGTCTCCATACTTCTGTAGTTATTTCTTCATCTGTTTTAGTAAACATTGAACCAGTTTGTCGAAAAGCACCTGAACCAGAATTTACACCTAATTTATATTTCCATAATGCAGATGCTTGTTTTCCATTAGCTAATGTCCATCCCATAGATTTTGCAACATCATATAACACTTCACGACTTCGACCAAGTTTAGGCTGTTCTTCTGGTTTGTATGTTTTAGCTAATGCATTTGCGTATGTATACAAAATATCAAAATGATGACCTATCATATTAACAAATAATTCATATTGATCATTGTTTGAATCTGTACGTATAAATTCTGGTGTTGTTTTTACTAATGCATTTGGGTTTTGTTCGTCATAAAAAGATGCTGTTTTAACAAATCCATTAAACCAGGCCTGGCCTATACTAGATGTTGTATGATGTAATACATATTTTCCTGATCCATTACTTGCTGAAATAAATTTTGGCCATGAAGTTAATGCATATTTTTCTGCACCAATCAATGAACCACTAATTCCATGTGTTGTTAAACTAGATGTTGGTTCATAATATAACCATTTTTCAAATGCATCAAAAGATCCTAAAACTCTATCCTTTCTTGATTGATTTATGCCAATATTATTTTGTAATGCGCCTGCATCAGTATTTCCTGTTCCTTTTAAAATACCTAATTGTTTATTATAATATTCAATCTGTTCTAATTTATATTTGAAATTTCTAATTCTTTCTTCTGCAGAAGAATAAAAAACAAATTCATCTAAATTTTGATAATCGATACCTAATTTAACTCCTGATAATGAACCTGAAAATATTGAATCTATTATTTGTTGATTTGTAGATGTATTTGCATCTAATAAATCATTCCAACTTTTAAAATTAGTTTCTGTAATAGTTGCATATCGATCATCTAAATCCCAATTAGGATTTTTCATCATATACAAATCTTCGCCTTCTGGTAATACTCTTATGTCAATTTGATCAATATAAGGATCAGATATTAATTCTACTATCCATAATTTATTTTTTGTTTTTACGGTATTCGGTAACGGTTTATATAATCTAGCAACGAAATCATCTACTTCTTCCCAATCAGACTGATTAATAATTCTATAGATATTATTGTTTCCTAAATTAACACAAATTTCTTGAGATATAGGCATCTCTGTGTAATACTCAATAATTGGATTATTATTTTGATCTAAAACAATATTTTCATTTCCTTCTGCATCAAATTCTGTTTGGTATCTTGGCTCATAATATGCACCTTCACCATACGCATCTAAATAAGGTTGTATATCAGCATCAGATCCAGGCATTCCTTTTATTAAAACTTCACGTCTATCAGGTGATATTTCTTTTATATATAAATTTTCTATATCTTGTTGGCCTAATAAATTTCTATATATATTAACTGCTACTTTATATCGACCTCTTTCAGTTCCTAAATATAATATAGCATCTACATAATTTATATAAATTGTACTACCGATAAATTGATAATGTTCTTGTGGTATGACACCACCTGCAATATATTGTGGATTTTCATCTGGCGTGTATAAATGAATTTCGACTGTTGCATCACTTGAAGGAGTAACTGTTTTATTATCTAAAGCCAAATATCCAATATCATCAGCATTCCAATCAAGACCTAATGTAGCTCCTGGAGTTGCATTAAATTCATCTATATTTGTGTATATATCGCCTAATCCTGCCATTGTTATTTCTGATCTTTATGTAAATAATTATCAAATGTCAATCCTGGTACATGTTCATTTAAAACATTTTGAGGGCCAGCTGGCCATTTTATTCCAAACTTTCCATTACCATAACCTTTATGAACTTTTTTTCTTAAATATTGAATTGCATTATATTGTCTTTTTAATTGATCTTTATAATATGTATCAACACTTGATATAAATGCTTGCGCACTTGTAATTATACCAAGTTCGGATTGCATAACATCTAATTCATCTCTTATTGCTAAAATTTCTGTATAAGTATCTGCAAGTTCCTGTGCATCATCTGTCCATTCTACTATAGCATTTATATCTGCTTTTCGTAAATTGAATTGCGAAACTTTTGATTTTGCATCTGATATATCTGTATTGGCTTGTTGTGATTCTGCAACAAATTGTTCTAACTTTCCTGTCGATTCATTATGAATACATGCTGATAAATATGCCTCATCCTTCATTAATCTCCATGGTGGTAAAATATATTCATCATCTGGAACTAGTCCTGCTATCAAATCTATTATCAATGATAATGTTCCTCCTAAAGCAGCTCCAACTAAAGCAACAGGCGCTAACACCATAGTAAACCCAGTAATAAGAATAACAGATGCTCCGACTGCAGCGCCGCCTGCAGCTGCTATACCATTAGTATAAAACTGCATTTTATCTTTAGAAACTGATCTCATCCATTTATGACTTGCTTTATTCACAATTTTATTTTCTTCTGTTTCATTTAAACTAAATTTAATTCGATTTGATTTATGAACTACTTTAAATAAATTGTTTTCAGATTTTTTTGTTTTACCTTTTTTCATGTATTTCCATTTTCCATCTGAACTATTCCATAATTTATATAAAGGCCCTTCTCCACCTAGTCTATCTACAGCATACTTTTCATAATCTGTAGGTGCAGATTGAAATGATTGATGTAGCTGTGTTATTCTTGAACATATATCTGGCCAAATTTCAACAACTGATTTTTTTATATTTGTGAATTCTGCTTGTTCTACTGCTTGTTGAATGTATTCATTATATTTAGATTTATCATAATATGCAATTGATCCAGCTGGTTCATATGGTTGCATATATTCTACTTCAAATATTTTTTGTCCATTACTATAGTTATCTAAATAATCTTTATATTCATCTAAATCTAATCTATCTTGTGTAATTGTTTCATCGTTATCACTTACAATTCTTTGTTCTTTTAAATATGAAACTAATTCAGGATTATCTCTAGATAAACCTACACCAAAACTATTATTTCCAGAATCTAAAGTAGATGCAAAAGAAGTATTTTGAACAGGTACACCTAATTCTTGTAAAGACTCTCTAATTCTATTTATTCTAGTACCTATATCATCTTTACCT